ATCGTAGCCCTTCTTGAGCGCATAGGTACGCATCTCGGCATCGAGAACATTGTGCCACGGAACGGTCGGAGGCGCGGTCACATCCGTGATGTCGCCGGGCGGCCTTACAGCGGGTGCGGCAGCCGCTGCGGCAGCTTGCTGCGCGGCTGCGGTTGCGGCCGTAGCAGCGGCCGGTGAAATATAGGTATCAGTCATGGTCGCGGTCTCCTTTGCGTCCGGGCGCGATGATGCCGGCTGTGCCGCCGGTGTGAAGATGTTCTTGATGGCTGCAATCGTACCGAGCATGGGGGTCCTCAATCATCGTCGGCTCCTGGCCGCCGCTCCGGTGCAATGAAGCTCGCCAGTTCTTCCGGTGACAGCGTCAAAAGGTCATTGATCCGAAGCCACACCTCACGCCGGCCTTCGTACATCGCATGCATGCGTGGATCGGCATTGAAGCAGCTTTCATCGGCGCGACAGAACTTGCGTAAATCGCGCAGCAACAACTCGCCGGATGCCGCCGAGAGCGCGACCTGATAGGCGGCCTTGAGCTGCCGTAGCTGCTCGATCACGTCCGCACGTTTCATGCAGAGTTCCTAGAGCGTTGCTGCTCAATATAAGCACTGAGCACCAAATCATCGTCGTAATCTGGCCGAGCTGGGATTCCAAACCTGGCGTATTCTTTGCCATTCTGGAACGATGTGTTGACGAGCCGCTGCATAGCCGCCCGTGCCTCATCGTGATTAATAGAGCGTTTTGTCAAGATGCTCATTACGGCCTGCCATCCCAGCCATATTCCATCTCGATGCCAAGCCCCTTGAAGATGCCGGCCGCGAGCCGGAATGCCTGCTCTGGCAGGAGCGTCATCGGGTCCTTGCCGTCGATGTACATGATGAACTTGCCGGTGATATGCCGCTCAACCCGGATGCGGTGCTCAGGCTCGGGCCGGCCGATGATGGGCGCATGCTTGGTTCCCATCTCGACGGTCTTGCTGACGCGCTCGACGCGGTGGAATTTTGGGTTGATGTTGGTCATTGCGGCACCTTCGCAAGCGCATCAAGAATCGCTCGGACATGATTGCCGTTGGCGCCGCAATAACCTGAGTAGGCATCTGGAACATTGATGTCCCACTTCTTTATGCATTGCCAGATTGCCTCGAACTCAGGTGAGTTCAGCATTTCCGGAGTCGGATCATTCCACTCAATCGATCGCATAAACCCATCCGTTGCTATCAATTCATTCATCCCAGCGCCCCTTGTGGCTGCTGTTGCGGCTGCCCGCCCGGCTGCTGGCCACCTTGTTGTGGTGGACCCATCCCGGCCTTCACCTGCGCGGCCTGGGCCTTCATGATACCGGCTTGAGCCGGTGCGGCCTGGATCTGCTCCTGACGAGCCTGCGCATCTGCACGTGACTTGCGCTTGGCAGCAACCTGACGGTCGTCCGCCACATAACTTTCGGGCACACCCATGGTGCGCGCAGTGTCAGCCGCAGCGGTGTCGGCATCGAACCTGTCCATGATGCTCGGGTCCTGCGTCTCCATGGCAATCTTGGAGAGCTGCTCGACCCAGCGGAAGGCAGCCGACACTTCCTGCATCTTCTGGGCACGCGAGATAGGCGATGTATACTCGACCTCATAGGAGCCGCCGGCCTCGCGCAGCCGCGGCGGCATCGGGGGCAGGATCGGCACGCCGTTGTTGGTGAGCGTGGAGAGAATGTCGAGCTCACGCTCGATCATCGGACCGAGATATTCCGATTGCTGCCGGCCAACGGTCGGCGCCAGCAGGATGCCCTTCTCGTTCGCCCGCTCAACCACCTCGGTGGCGGTCATCTGCGGCGATTCGACCATGATCTGAAACAACGTGACCAGGAACACGTCGTTGATGATGGAACGCTCCATGTCCATCATCTTCTCATTGACCTGAATGTTGCCGGTCGGCAGGATATGCACGGTCGGCCTGCCGTTACTGTCGACGCCGCCCTTGTTCATGGCGCCGGGCCGAAGATCCATCCCGATAATGCCGTCGTCAGCAACCAACAGCACCGGGTCGGCAGCGCGGTGACCCTGCTTGAGGAATGTGCGTTTCTGCGCGTTCAGAGTCTTCAGGCTCGGCAGCACCATCTGGGCCGGGCCGCGGCCATACACCTCGAGCGGGGTCTGGTCGTAACGGGAAACCGAGTACGGAAATGTCCGGTAGCCGCCGCCCGGCTGCATCAGGCATTGGCCCTCGATGCAGACGTAGTGGGATTCGAACGGCAGTGCCCTGGCATCGATGCGCTGCGGATCGTAGTCACGCCGCGGCCGCACGCAATGCAGAAAGTTGAACAGCCATTGCGAGTGCTGCTCGAGTGCTGAGTGCAGTCCGGCCGGCAGCATGGGAAAGCCCCAGCGCTGCACCGCCTGGTAGGCAGTCATGCGGAACCAGCGGATTACACGGTCGACGCGTCCTTGATGATTTTCCCCGTAAAAGGTTTCTCCCAAAGGTACAGCTTTGTAGCGCAGTCCAAGCTGGCCGCCATAATCGCGACCGTCGAAGGCATCCACGAACATGGTGGCATTGCCGAATGCACCGAGGGATTGAAAATTAGAGTTGTTTTGCGCCGAGAAATTCGCGTTGGGAGCGTAACGATATTTGAACAGTATCTTGGTGACTTTTTCAAACCACAACCTCGTTGCCCGATCCTTCATCACGTAGTCGTCGTTGGCCTCGAGTGCGTGCCACGTCATGTTACGCGGGGTCAAAAGGCTGTCGCAGATCGCCGCGAACCGGTGCAGCGCCAGCATGCCCGAGGCGTCGACCTGCTGTTGCGTCTTCTTCTGACCCGGCCAACTGAAGTTCTGGTAGAAGAACGTGTTACGTGAAGTCGGGAGGATCAGCTCGGCTGCCTCCTCCCATTGGCTGGCAAACGTGCTACGCCAATTCACGTACTGGCTGAACTCCTGCATGATGTCGCGCACGACCTCGCGCTCGGCGTCCGTGACGGTGCGGGGCAGGCCCGGCAAGAGTGCTGGCGATGCGTAGACACCGGCACGCGCGCGCTCGCTGATGGTTGCGACGGCAGTGGCCATCAGCGCCATCCCCAAAGACGGCGACGAACCTGAATAGCCAGGTCCCACGGTGTTCGATATCCGGCACCCCACGCATCATCAATAGCCTGAAGCGTCCGAGCATCTTGAGACCATGGCGGTAGGTCAACATAGGTGAGCACGAAGTCCCGCAACTCGCGCGTCAGCTCAGTTGATGGTGAGTCGTTTTGCATCCGGGTCCTTCGGGTCCATCTCTGGATCAAGCCGCATGTCGGCGGTGACCCACTTCCTGGCGCAGTCAAAGAGTTGAATTCGATCGGGATCTGAGAGCTTGAGCTTGTCGGCAAGCTTGCGGAACGTCTTCTGCAGGTGCGCCAGATCGCGGAATATCACTTCGTTCCTGGTCGGCGCTTCCCAGTCGGCCCAGACGACATCCGCAATAATTCTTCCAGACTTATCCACTTTTCCGTAGGAACAGATAAAAGGCGTTGTGATGCTTCGGAAACCGGGGAAGACACATTCGAGCAGTACGGGCATAGCGTCGTCGTATGAATGAGCCAGCATAGAGAGGACCACCATTCCGATTGGCTCGTATCTGGTTGCATGGATCACCCTCGCCGGCCACATCTCGCGCAGCTCGTCGGCGTGCATGCTCAGAAGGAACTCAACCGCCTCGGCTTGCACGGAATCCGAACCCTCCAAATGCCGACCGCCTGCCACCGCCGCCCGTCATGCCGAGCGTGGAAGTGGCGCCGAGCGGTGACACCGCCTCCTGCATCTGCTGCAGCAGGGCCTTGCGGCGCTTCATCTCCTCGGTCTCACCCTCGACCTGCTGGCCGAGCAGATCCCCGACCGCCCCGAACATGTCGTAACCGCCAAGAGCATTGCCGCCGCCGAGTGCCATGACCTATTCCTCGCCAAGATACTTCACGCCACCGATCTCTCGGGTCGGGCGCTTCGCTTGCCGGTCCTGATCGGCTTCAGCCTCAAACTGTGATTCCATCTGGCCACGAAAGTACTTGTCCATTTCGTCATGGCTCTTTTTGATATTGTCCAGATGCTCCTGCATTGGATGCTGCTTTGCAGGACCTTGACCTTTTTTAGGAACCGCTAGATCTGCCATGACCGTATTCCCGTCCGGGAAGAACGGAGCGGTGAAACGGCCACCGCCCCGCCCGGCTAGTGAGGGGCCTTAGCTCATTGCTGAGCGTGGTCAGGGTGTGTGTGGGTGGACAGTGCAGCAACGCACTGTCAGACGGTCAAAGACTGTGATATGGACTGATTTGTCTCGCGGCGGCGTGGAAAGCAGACACGCGAGCGCGTTGACCTGGACTGACGGGCAATCGTCAGCGAGTCGCCCCGAACCGAAAGGTCGTGCAAGTCGGGTAGCCAGGAAGCCGGAGTAGCGCCCGGCCCGCGAGACACATTATATATAGGACATCATGGCCAAGGACATGCCGACCAGAATCCTGAACGTCCTTTACAACCTTGGCTGTGCTGAAAATCCCGATAAAATCGACTGGTATAAAGCCAGTAAAATACCGCTCCATGAACTTAAATACATGCCAAATTTCGGAGCAAAGTCGCTCAAGCAATTGCTACTCATGATCGAGCAACACGAGAATGATGGAATGGAATAAACCATTTAGAACAAATCGAAATCCACGTTCTTCGCCAACCCACCTGACTCATCCGGTGGCCGGTTATCGACCGCACCAAGCGATACCGCACGGGCGAAGCGCTTCATCATGATGGCAATCCTCAAAGCGCTGAGCAGATCATCCTTGATCTTGACGATCTTGCCGTCCTTCCTGTGGTAGAACCTCCGTTCCTCCAGGATGTCCGATTTCTGCGCCGCATACTTGAGCCGGCCGGTCTTCTCACGCTCGTCAATCTCCTCGATGCCGGCCTCCGTGCTCACCGACCCGTCCGGCCAGGTGGCGTGATGGTCGATCATCTTGATCCCATGCTTCTTATATCCGTCGCTCAGCGGCTTGCCGGTGTTGCGGTCACGCTCGGTACCGTCGCGCGGCCATGCCACCGGGACTCCGACCGCGATCTTCTTCATGGCGGCGGCCTGCACAATCGACAAAGTGTCAGCCATCCTGACCGTCTCGTGAACGTGGATCACGTCGTTGTCGACATCCCATAGAATAAGGACTGCCGCGAAAGGATGTCCGATGCCGAAGTCGATGCCCCAGAGCTTCTTCCAGTAAGACGGGATATGCTCGATCGGGGGCTCGATCAGGTATTGTTCCGGCGTAATGAAGATACGACCAGAGCCAAGAAACGGGATGCCGAGCGATCGCGCCTCGCGTTCATGCGGCAGGTAGCCCTCGATGATCTTGCGACGACCTTCCAGCGAGATATGCCCGTCTGGTGGAATGTCATCGATCGACATCGTCACAGTATCTCGATCACCCGATGGCTCCTCGAGAAATCGCAGCACCACCGCGGACCGGCCGAGCAACGGCGTGAACGTCATCCACGCAATGCCGTCCTTCTCACCGATGCGGGTCAGGCCTTCCGAGTAGATGTCGAGATCCGGCTCCTCGTCGAACCAGATCCAGTCGAGCCCTTCACCCTGGAACTTTGCCCGGCCCTGTTCGTAAGATTTGAAGCGAATAATCGAGATACCACCCGATATATGACGGACCTGTACGGTGTCGACTGCATCAGTGACCCCACGTGCCAGGGAAGTGTCGTGTATCGAATCCTTCGGTAACATCCCGGTGCCTTGCGCACTGACAACTCCCGGGCTGCCGAGTAGCTTTGCTTGGCAAATGTCGCGTACCGCCAACGAAGTCTGGCCGCAAACCCACCCGATAGTGGGGCCACTAAAGCGCTTGCCCTTCCAATCCGCCGGATAATCACCAGTCGCGTGTAACGCTGCTTCATATGCCCCCGTCTCCGTCTTTCCACACCGATTCCCGGCCATGAACAGCCGCTCGCGCTTGATGGCGCCGAGCAGCAGGAAGATAGCCTGCTTCGGGTACGGGATGAAGTACGCCATGTGGCAGTACTTCTGCCTATAGGCGATAAATTCCAGCGCACGGCGGCGCTCATTTGGTGTCAATGGGACATTCATCAATGATCATCTCTTTCCGATGCGGCCTTGAACATTCCCATGATTTCCAAAGTATAATGAATCCATTCCCATGAAAACATCGTAAGTGCAAAATGATGCAATGCCGGATCATGCTTGAACTTCTTGCAAAGTCGACGCTGATGCTTCAATGGCAGCCAATTAAACAACTGCTCATCCGATAAATCACCCATGATCTTATGGGCCAGCAAAGTAACACGACAGGCCTCCCTGATACCAGGATCGTCCGCACGGTGGCGCTCGGAAGGGGTGAGTGGAATGTTCATGGCTCACCGATTGCTGACACTGGCGGATATCCCCTGAACATCTTATCCTTGATGGGAGCGGCCTTGGCTTCAAGCTCCGCCGGGTCAATGCCGGCCGTCATGTAAGTCCGCAGCTGATCCTCGATGATCCTGTCCAACCTTTCACCAGAAGTCCAATTTGAGATGTGAAAATATTGAACAGCTTCACGCATCCGATCGATCTCATCCAAGCTGTATTTGCGATCAATCATGTATCACCATCCGTTAATGTTTCACGTGAAACATTGCTATCAACTACCTGACCTTCAATGACTTTTGCCGCGCCTGCCGCATCCACACCCAGCAGCCGCTGCACCGGGATGCCACTCTCCTGCGCGAGCCGCCGCGCAAGAGCCTCGAGCTCCTTCATGTCAACGGTGTGCTCGACCTTCACGGTATGCTCGGTCTTGGATGAATAGCCGGTGCGGTCCCAAACCGCCTCGATCATGCGAGCGTGATGGGGATGGTCCGGGTTGTCCAGAATTCCCCGCGCCCGCCTGACCGCCAAAGGCACAAGACCGCGCAATATCTTCCGACTCGCTTCGTCAACAGCGTCCAGAACCGTCTCATCGTGCATCAACTCGTGCGCCCGGACCTTGCAAGCATCCCCAATATCCGAAAACCCAGCCTGCCGGGCAGCCTCCGTGGCGTTCAAATCCCCACACGCCATGAAAAACGCGAACCGGCGGCGACGGTCATCCCGCAACGCCAGCATCTTCGGACCAAGAATTTCAGCCGGAATCGCCGTCACCAGCTCGTGCATGCAGCCAAACCGCATAACCCGTTACGTCAAATCAACGCACCGACCGGAAAGTCGCGGACAAGCTTAAATAAGCGCCGGTAATGTCATATCAGTGTCATGATAAGTTGCAGAAATGACACACCTTTCACCAAAGCCGCGCGAAAATGAGGGGGCAGGTAAATTATACGCTCGGCCGACAACTTGGGGGGTACCGGCCACCCCACCCCGGTCTTTCCTGGGAGCCACGTCACGCCTTGCGCGCGTCATTGCGCCTCGCATCGTGACTGATCTGTTACCCCGCTGTTACCCTGACGCACTGTACTGTACAGTTAAGTACTTGATTGTCCTGACCTTTACAGTCCTGACCAGGGGTTTGCATAACCGGGCAGCATTAATGTGCTGTTAAGGATGTGCGAACCAATAACTATTATTGGTTACGTCATAACAAGTGCTTATGAGCTACAACGCCCGTGTCAGCACCGCTCTTGGCCTGTCATTGTGCTGCACTGCACTGGTGCTTACCAGCACATGACTGCTCTTGCTTTCTTCCTGCCTTGCTTGCTCGGATGTCCGCTTGCTGTGTGGCTGTGCTTGCACGCTCTTGCCGGCTGTAGTGAATGCCACGGACCGGACCTTTACAGTCCAGTCCTGGCCGTGCCATTGACCGGACCGTACAGCTCTAAGGCACTTGCCGGTATTTGAATGGTTGTCAAGCATTATTATTACCTTGCAATATCAATCACTTGACATCAGTAATTGTGGCAGCACGAAATATTATTGCGTGCCGCCACATTCACTCGCCAGGCGATGTTGCGTTGATTTGAAATATTGTTGCGCGATTGCGTTTGTTTGCGCAATAATGTTGCGTATTTGTTGCGAATGATTCGCTGGCATTATGGCGATGATTGTGCAAAACCTGTGACGCAATTGTGTCGTTCATCACGAATGCGTGAGACGCATGGAATTCCATTGCATTTACAATCCATCACAAATGTGTGATGCCGTCCTGGCACCGTGATGCCGGATTGACACCACTGGCGAGCTGGTGCATGTTGGGCGTGCCGGTGAATGCCTCGCCGGCCAGCTCCGCAAGGAGCCGAGACCGTGAGGAACCGACATGAAAATCACATTCACCCAATACGTCGCGGAATGTCTACAACACGTACAAGACGGAATGATCATGGAAAGTGAAATGGCAACCAAGATCGTAGCGGCCGCAAATGGTGAAATGAGTTTCTGCGCCAAGCCTACCAGCGACTATGAGGGGCTTGGAATTGATCCACCTGCCAAGGACTGACAGGGCGAAACGGATGGGGCGCAAATGCCCCGCTCGTCTGCTGGTAAGGCCAGCACTGATGATGCCCATCAGCAACGTGAGGAGAATACCATGACTGACCTCAAGACCGCTGAGCTCTGGATCGCGATGGACAGCGATGGCGACTACGAGACTGGCTGCGACGAAGAAACGGCAATCACCAACTACAACGACAATATCGGTGGATGTCTTCCGCTTCGTGTTGTCAAGATCAATGTTGCCATGCGTCCACCTAAGGTGACCGAGGCATCGGTGACCGTACCGGACGAGGCAGGGCAGGAGCTTGCTGCCACTGCCGAGTAACAGGGCGAAACGGTCAGGACCGGACATCCTGACCGTCGAGGTGTGAGGCACCTCCTGATGATGCCCATCAGCAATGTTCCATTACGTGCTCACAGACTTACCCCTGTGAACATTCAATGGCTCAACCGTGAGGCTACCATGTATCACCTCTACGTCATGGGCGGCACGAATGGCCGCGTCATCAAATCACTGGGAATGATGAGCGGTGATTCCCTTGAAAGGATCACCGATCTCGTGAAGTCATATTACGACCTCGCCAACATCCGCGCCGTGTGGGTGATCGACCTGGAAGGCGTGATTCAACTCCTGGATCGGCGGTGAACCATGACACTGCACCGCGCCATCCTGGAGTTCCTGATCGTGGCTGCCCTGATCAATGCAGCCGCGTGGTGTGCCAGCGCAGTGCTGCCACCAATCTTCTAGGGCGAAACGCCAGCACGCGAATGTGCTGGTGTCTGCAGGTGAGACCTGCACTGATGATGCCCATCAAACGTGAGGACGCGACGATGACCAGATGTGAAGAACTGCAAGGCAAGTTCGTGACTATCATTGCCACCACCAATCAACACGCCAAGTCAAACGTCGGCTCGAATGGTGTAGTTGCAGGCCATGCGCCTGATGGAATGGTGATTGTCATTCTTGAAGGTACCGGCAACGCATACTGGGCATACCCGTACAATCTATCTGAAGTCTAGGGCGAAACACTGCCGCGCCAATGCGGCACTGTCGCACCGTGACACGGTGCCTGATGAGCCCAAACCGTGAGGACTGACAATGACCTATTCATGCACAGACTTCGCTGACAGCATCATCAATGCGCTTGGCGTTGAAATCCCGGATGAAAGCAATGACAGTCCATCCGACCAAGCAGACATGTGCCTGGACGTGATCAATGCCATGAAAGATTTGGCCTGCAACATAGCCGGTCTTGATGAGCAAGCACTCGCCCACATGGACGCAATAGCTAAGGAAGAACTGATCCGAGAGTATCGGGAGCAAGCGCGAGAAATTGTTGAAAGGATACGCCCCAATATGCCGCCCTTGCCGCCATACAAAGCCTAAACCATGCGAGCCCGGCCAGGTTGCCTCCCGGCCGGGCTCTTTCATTGCGGGTCACCGTATCAACCTGTTACCAGGCCCGTGAGGGGACACACACAATGACACGTACACAATACCTCAAAGCCCTGCGCGAACTCAACCTGCGTCCATATGGGCAGGAAACCCAAGCCGCGCTAGGCCTCTCGCGCCGACAGCTCGCGCGCCTGTCCGCGGGCGACCAGGACGTGCCGGTACCGATCGCCCTGCTGCTGGCCATGTACCTCGCGCACGGGCTGCCCGAGGGAGCGGCAAAGCCGCCAAAAAACACCTAGGTGCCAATCGGGGGGAAGGGCGCCTCACAGGCATCAGACCTGAATTATAGCAACCTTTTCGAGCCTTATGGCCGGACTGTCAAACTGCTGCATTTCGCCCGGCATTCAACAATCACATTTCGGCCATTGACACGTAGCCCCAGGCACATCATGCGCTAGACAATCACGCCATGGACGTGGCCTTGCACTGCAATCTTGGTGATCCATACATCTCCCAATACACCGTTTGCTGCCATATGCCTCAGCCACACACAGCCCATCAGATTGCACCTTTTTAGAATCAGTCATTGCCTGACCTTCGCCCACCTTGCCTTGGCCGCAATCCTGGCTACTGTTGATCGCTGTCTGGGCGATTGAGACAAAACTCGGTGCGCCACAAATATCCTGGCAATATCCGGATCACCCTTGAATGCCAAGTAGTGCCTGTTTCTTGGCTTTCCTTGTGCTAGCATCGCTGTGCTAGCATGATGCCGGGCAATCAGACGATGCCTGATTCGCTCGAGCTGCTCATGATCCACCGCCACCACCAATTTCAGCCCCAGCGCGCCCAGCAGCGGCCCCAAGCTGGTGCGGCCAATACCCTTCACGGGCACAGGCGCCAACAGCTTCATGGTGTACCGCAGCGGCAGCCCGGCGACGTCGTCAATCGTCTCGCCGGCCGTCCCGAGCTCGGCAATCCAGGACCGAATCGCCCGAATCAACTGCGCATAGTCCCGGACCTCGATAGGAAGCCCGCCCATACGTTCATTTTCCCGGCTGGTCATTCTACCCACCCTGCCCAATTTCCGCACCAGTGGCCGTTTCTGGGCGATTGGAATCAGACACAACCCGCCATCTGATGTTATTGACACGCGCATATGAACGGCACAGCTCATTCCATGCAGTCGGGCTGTCAACGAGCAAGGGCGGATCAGCACTGATGTGACCGGGTGCCAAACCTGAACGCTTGGCCAATACCGGCGCGGGCATCACCGGCAGCAGTGCCAGCCCAAACAATGATCGGCGAGTCATGGTCATCAGCGTGCCTTCCACTCGTCTAGCCATTCAGCGGGGACCCACACTGCCTGTACATGATGCTCCACCAGGCTCAGCCGGCGATCCTCACGCCGCGCCCGCAACAGTAGGTCGAAGTAGTACGGCCGCCGGTGGCTGACGTGCACCATGTTGCGGCCGACGTTGCTCACACGACCGGTGCCAGTGTGGGTGGCTCCAGCGTTGGAAACCGCCAGCCGCCCGCCTTGTCGGTCGGTGGTGTCGCCTTGCCCTGTCGCCGCAGATGTCTGCACCATGCTTCCCACTCCGGTGTGTCAGCCTTCACGTAGACGCCGTCTTGCAGCTTGGTGCCGTGTGTCAGCGTGACCGGCACGTCAGAGAACAGCATCGGGTAGTCGTTCCAGCGCTGCTGATTGAGCCAAGTGACGAGCTGCGCGATCTTGTCAGTCCCCGCTCGCCCGGCCTGGCGTTCGATCTCGTGATAGCGCCGAGCCGCCGCGATAATTGCATCAGGATCAGCACCCGCCTTGACCGCGCGCTCGAACTTGTCCCGAGCCGGCTTCTTTGGATTCGAAGCACCACCCCGCTTCGGGTAGGCAGCCCAGAGCTCGTCGAACCGGTCAGCCTTCGGCAGTGCAACATCGGTTTTCGTCTCAGCAATATCAGCACGTAAATCACCATTTTGCTGAGACGATCGTTGATTTCGTTGAGTTTTCTTTTCATGATAGCGTCGTGCCGATTGCCTGTTCTGTTCACGCCTGGTCAGCATCCGTTCGGTCTGTTCGGTCTCAATTACGCGCACAATCTGCTCGTCAGTCAGTCCAGCGGCTCGCAGGATCGAAATCGAGATCATTTTTCGCTTGCCTGCTGAGCCTGCTGACTGGTGAAGGTTCGGAAGCGAAAGGACATAGGACGACCAGCCCCAGCATGTAGCTGAGGTGGTTCCTAGTCCTTTGCGATCTGCTGACCGGAGCCAGGCCCGTCGCATCAGGACGCTGATCTCGCGGCGTGCGGATCAGCTTGGCGCCAACTATCTCGGAGCACTTGCCGCCCCGTCGACCATCCCTCGCGCCTTTCGGACCGGGATTGCGCTGTGTCGAGCCCCACAGTAGCGCATTGTCACTGCTTGCCCTGTCGTCATTGACCGACAGCAAACAGTCACTCACCTCAACAAAGACTTCTCAAGTGGTGTCAAATTGCGCCGCATTGCTGCTTCCAGTTCCACGGCACTGTACTCACCGATCTGCTTTGGAAAGCGCGGTGCTATTCCAAGCTTCCTATTAATGTCTGCACGTCGACATGCGAAACAGAACGAGAGATTGACGCAAGGCGTTGCACCGCATGTCCGGCATTCGAACGGCTGACTCACTTCCGCACCTCTTCCAGCTCCACCAGACGATACCCCGCCCTTCGCATCGCCTCACAGAACGCCATGTCCTGCGCGATGTGCGCCGGCAATGACTCGTCGTTGTCGGCACTGTCGGGATCGGCCGGCTTGACCTTCCATAGCCGCTTGTACAGATGGTTCTTGGGATAGGTCATGCTGTATTGCCTATGCGGTCGCCAATGATTGCAAGCTGTGGATATTTATGCGCGCACACCCATCATCACAACTTTCGGACGTTTCACCGGCACGCCGCTGTCAAGTAGGCGATAGCCTTCACCCCACACCACCACGACGGTGTAGCCAAGTGGTGCGATGACTTTACGAAGGCGCGTGATGTGGACGCGCAGCGTGTTGATTGCATACTGAGGTGACGCGCATCCCCAGACCGCAAAGATCAGGCGCTCATACGCGACACTGTTCGGCCATGCCTTGGCCAGCGCTTCCAGCACGCACGCCATGTCGGGCTCGAGTTCGACAAAATGGCCGCGCGCAACCGCGACATTGTTTTCAAGGCTCACGCTGATGGCAGGCCGGTCCGGCAGTTCCTGTCTGCAGCATGGACACAACATCATGCGAGCTCCACCAATGTCAGCCGCGCACCGTGCGGGGCGAGATGCGTGGCCACGAACTTGATCGTGTACTCGCGGCAGTACCTGTCGTTGACGATCAGGTTCCAGCGCTGCGCGGCATCGAGCACGCACTTGATGTTGTCGCAGTCCATCCGGCGACCTTCGATCAGCAGCAGCTCGGCACGGAACGGACCTTCGATGCAGGCCATGCGGCGAATCTTCTGTGTCAGGAAGAGCGCATCGGCCGTGCGTTTCCAGCGCGTGTAATCCAGGGATGGTCGCACCGTGCGTCTGCCGTAGGTCCAAAGCTTGTTGGTCGAGATTGGGAACGGCAGGTCAACTATGGTCGTCACCAGCTCGCGCGGCGGCAGTGCAAATGGTCTGTCGGCTGTGCTGATTGTTGCTGCTCGCGCGCGCGGCATTGCTGTCTCTCGATGTTGGGATCACGCACACAACACGAACAAAATTCAGTAGGCAGCCTCATCCTGCGCCATGGCCAGTTCAGCCATTTCGCAAAGTTGCGAGTAACTACTGCGAGGTTTTCCCGATCGATCGTCACGGCCGTTTGCAAACCCATGACGATAGCTCAGAGAGCGGTTGGCAGACGGTTCAGGGCAATCCAAGTCCAGTCCATCCGTGTAACCCTCGATCATCTCGTCGTTTGCTGGTCTCATGTCATTTCCTTCAAAAAATCCCGAGGCGGCAACCAACTCAGCCGGGAGGAACAGGGGCTTTGCCGGTCACCACCTCGGGTGTCCCCCCGACGGAGAAACGCAAGGACGGTATTGGGCAGGGACTTGACTATGTTGTTGCGCAGGCAAACGATTCGCGCGCTTGTCAAGACCCCGTGAGTGGTACTGTTGTGTGGTTGTACGCGTGATGGTTGTAAGGCATTCTAGTGCCGTTGGGTGGGCCGCTCCGGGGAGCCCAGTATGGGTATTGTGTTGCGTTTCAGGCCGCGTCATGCGGGCATCCTGTCATTCCAGCCAAAAACCGATGGGGCCACTTTCAAGCGCCGCCGCGCTAATGCCGTTGAGAACAAGAAGAAATGCTTGGGCGGAATCTTCTTGTCCCGTCCCTTCCAGTTCAGGACGGCCGTAATGCCTACGCCAGCAAGATCAGCCGCGACTTCTTCGCCACCGACCGCCTCGATCACTTCATCGACCGTGTTGAGCATGGCGCCAGAATATTCACACCGCGTGATCGTGTCAAGAGATCACGCGTTGGCAGTGGATCACACCACGATTCTGGGCTCAAAAAGCCTTATGGCTGATCGCCTTAAGGTTCTCGGCATCAGGCTTGTCGCCACGCGCCAGGCACTCGAGCTCACGCCGGCCGAGCTGTGCCGGCGGATCGATTGCAAGCCGAATCGCTGGAGCCAATACGAGACCAGAAAGCGAGCAATTACGCTCGATATCGCGAATCGGCTCTGCGATGAATTCCGAATCACCCTTGATTGGATCTACCGGGCTGACCCGTCCGGTCTTCCCCACAACCTTCGCGCCAAAATCAAGCTCGCCATAGCGGCCTGATAACGTTCACATTTCGGGAACGATCACACAGCGTGACCATGTTGTTCACGTGGCGTGATTGATTTCACTTGACTGTTCACGGGACGTGACGTACCTTTGCCGGGCACACTGCGTTGGAACCAGTTCCGGTTCGAACCATGAGGACACCATGGCAACAGGGGATGGAAAGCTTCCCCACCATGGCACCAGCAAGGGCACCATGACCGCCGCCGTCATCCCATTCCCGTCCAAGCCCGAGGCGCCCGGCTTTGTCGAGCGCCTGGTGCGGGCGATCGATGCCCAGTTGCCGGCCATGCCGGACGACGCCACGCGCCTGCGGGTGCTGGAGGCGTCCGAGCATCGCTGGACACTCCGGTACCTCGCGTTCCGCAACAACGTGGCCGAGGGCCGGTACGACGAGACGAACGGTCCGACTGCGACCGACTACGTCATGGCCATTTCCGAGATCAGCATGCGCCGGCACCGGCTCGAGATGAAGCTGCGGAGTCGGTCATGAGCTGGTGGCAATGGCTATTACTTGGAGTGATGCTCGGCTGGACACCGGCAATGCTCGCAATTGCGGTGCTGCTGATGCGCGCCGCGGAGGGGCAGGGCCATGACTGACGATCAGAAGCTTTTCGACGAGCTGACCGCAGAGATAAAAGACCTACGACAAAAAGTCGGTGAGTATTACGTCATTTGGTTTGAGGCATATGACCGGCTTAGAGCCGCTGAGGAACAACGCAATGATGTGTGGGAACGGATGATGCAGGAGAAATTGTCATGACTGACATCCTGCACGCCATGGGTCAGTTGCCGTTCGTATCGGGCTTCATTGCCGGCGGGTGCGTGTTCTTCTTTCTCGGCTTGGCGATTGGCTGGGCCAAGGGTCACCACGCCGGCTGGTCTGATGGCTGGCAGCGCGGGATCCAGGTACGGGATGGACTGCCCGATGAACGCCGCGTCCACAACTGGTGAGGAGAGTGACATGAGTCTCGTTGAATTGCCCAAATGGGCCAAGCGACAACCACGATCGCGAGATCAGGAAATCATCGGTGAGCCTGCCGAATATCTTGGCCCGCGCGGCCGTCTCAAGCTCCCGGAAGACCTGCAGCGTGATCTTGCAGCCGCGCTCGACGAGCCGTTCGGCGCGCCGGTCCGCACCGCACAATATATCGCGGACGAGCTCGCACACCTCCGCAACGAGCTGACCAATGCGCGTGAGCTGGTTGCCAAGGGTGAAGCCAAGGAAGCCGAGCTGCAGACCGAACTGAAAGTCAAGATCGACGAGGAGATAGCCGCCAAGAAAGCCACGCACGATGCGGAGGTGGCGGGGCTGGAAGCGCTGCGGCCGAGCACGGGAGAAACGGCGTGACAGACGAGCCATTCGGACGGCAGCCGCAACCTGTCCAGGTCGTTGTGACCGGCAAGCACGCCTTGGATGTCATCTATTGGGTGCGCCATATCAAGCGCGCATGTGAATTCAGAGGCGATCTTGTCGAGCAACAAGGTTCTACGCAACTCACTATCTATCCACGTGCAGTCAATGACTGAGGAGGCAATTATGAAAGCCATCCGCCACGCCCACCACGAACAGTTCCTGCGTCTGGCGAATGACGACGCTGCGCTGCTCGTCTCGTCCGGCCGCTGGGTCTACACGTCCAAGTTCGAGGCCCGCAAGGCTGCGCTCGCACCGCACCGTCGCCGCCCCTGGCTGATCGGCGCCGTGATGGCGGCCGCCGCGGCCGGGCTGTTGCTGTGGGCGACCGGCGCGCACGCGGCGGACAAGCCGGTGCCGTTCCGGGTGTGCCTGACGCTTGAACAGGCGATCGCAACGTACAAGGGCAAGAAGATCGGTTCGCCCCGGTACCGGGAGGTCAAGGGCGAGAAGTGCTGGTACGTCAGCAAAGCCGTTGCCCCCAAATCCGATTTCATTCCCCGCGCCATGATGGCGGCCAAGCCTGCTCGGACGGAAACCCAGGAAACGCGAGCACAGGTAGTGCCGGTCGGTTTGATTCCGACCGCGGGGGACGCACACAGAACTAACTTCACGGCAACGATCGAGGACGATGCCGTGCTGGCGTTGTCGGGCAAGCCCGAGTCGTACTTCTCGTTCGATGCGTACTGGGAACGGATGACGGGATGGAAGCCATGATGGTGCATTCGAGGCGCTGTGCGGCGGGCCATGTCCGCAGTTGCAGACGTTTGAACAGAGATGGAAATTGCGATGACCACTTCGATCATGAACGCTAACTCGTCTTTGTCATCGCAACGGCGGCGGATTCCATCACCTTGCTGAAACCCTGGAGCCACGTGAATCCGCCGCCACTCATTCCAACGGAGATTTCCAAATGGTCGCATCGATGAAAGCAGCGTTCGACAAGGTCGGTGGCTACCCGCGCGAGATACGCGTGTTCGGCAAGCTGGTCTTCTATCTGCAGAAGCACGATCGTGACCTGATGAAGGCCATGCGCGCCGCCATGCAGGAGATTCGCAAGGACGATGATCTGCTGCTCGGCTGCCTGCTCGCTTGCGGGCGCTCGGTGCTGGCCGACATGGACAACAAAACCGTAGGTGTGGGGAGCCAGATGGTTGATGAGCCCCAGGCACTTGCTGCTCCCCCGCCTGCGGCGACTACCAGTACGGCGAGGCCCAACCCCCGAATGAAACCCACGGACGCTTTGGCCTCTCCTGCGACGGCGAGCGAGGCGAGGCCCATTCCATTGCTGAAACCAAACCGTCTGCTGGCCCCGCCCGCTCGCCACACTTCCGCGGGGAAGCCGCCGAAGATGCCAACCGCCAGCCAGAAGAAGGCTGAGCTTGCCGTCGCGAGAACATCCGCCTTCGATCTTTACAAAATCAGGGGCCGGGCAATCGGCAATCTGACGATGGGCAGCCTGCGTGCCGAGATGGCGGAAGCCGCTGCCGGTGCAGCCAGCGGCCTCCGTCATGGGCTTCACCAGACAATGGATTTCCTTCTGATGCGTATGATCGACGCGCACTGTGTAGTGGTCAACAACGATGAGATTGTTCGCAACGTGATCACCGAGAAGGATTTAATTGGTTTCCAGAACAGGACCAGCGAATTGGCTCCAAAGATGATCGCGAAGGGCATCAAGATGTACACCGACAATCTGCCACGGCTGATCGAGGGGGAACTCAATGCAAATCACTGAAATGGTTGACCAGATCCGTGCCATGCAGCGCCGCTGCATCTACAACATGTCCACCGAATTCACGTTGGAAAACCGTCTCCGCAGCTTCATACGGCGGAATGCAACGGACTGGGCATTCGACATGCCGGAAGCCGAGCGCAAGAAATGCAATGACGAGGTCACTCGCATCATCAAGCTGGCCCGCGAAGGGCAAGGCGATCCTGACATCATTGCGGAAGTCGCGGTGAGTGATGCGGCAATAGAACTCCCGCGCAATGCAAAGAATGCCCGTGAGAAGGAGATGGAGGCGCTAGCCAAGCAATTGCCAGTCTATCCATGGATCGAGAGCGTGCGCGGGCTCGGCGCAAAAGGACTGGCCATCATCGTTGCGGAAAGCGGATTGAAAACCGCCGACCCGAACCTGCCGCCTGAGAACGGCAACTTTCCGAGTGCGGGGCATCTGCGGTCGCGACTGTACTTCGCGCCCTATGATGGGCACGCGGGTTCCACGTGGAAGCGCACGACGTGGCGGCCACGGACGCTCACCAAAGAAGAATGGATGGCTCATCCGTTCGATGGGCGGCGCTACGCACGCATCTTCACGATTGCCGATTCTCTGTTGCGGGCACAGATCAAGTCAAAGGCAAAGTCCGGCACCAAGCATGGCGAGCCGCTGGGACCTTACGGCGCGGTCTATGTACGTCGGCGTGAGCATGACGACACCGTGCACCCAGATTGGACGGATGGGCATGCGAAGTCCGATGCGTTGCGGATCATGATGGCCACGGTGATCAATGATTTGTGGAAGTGTTGGAATGTGGAGACTAGGCAGTTTGTGTCCACTGGACAAGATGTGTCTCCGCAGAAGCCGGCGGCAGGGTCCACGGAATGTTTGAATTCAAGCAAGCGAATGACCCTGCCGCCGGCCCGGGAACAAGTGTGATGCAACACAGTAATGCGAGGACCAGATGTCGGATGAGCACCATTGGGTTCTTGTCCTCGCTGACGGCGGATTCCATTTGTACCATGGAACCAACGGAGCGCTTGAATCCGCCGTCACCCTTTCATTTGCCGGGCGGGCGCCAGGTGTCAGTTGTCCGAAAGGACCATGGCCAGGCTGCGCCTGTCCGGCAATCCCAATTCGCGGGCCATTCATTTGTTGAACACCACTGCCACCATGCCCGCGATGGGGGCGGCCACCTTAAACATGTCACCCACACGGGCCATGCCGCCCCCAACCAATTTGCTCGTGAGAGCAAGGTTGACGACCAGGATCAATATGAAACCCAGGCCGTTGATGTCGTCAGCCACTTACACGCAAGCGCCAGTCCCAGAATGATACCAAATGAAGTGTTGCACTTGCGCCGGGCGGGGAAGGCCAGCGCCTGCCTATCACCCACAGATATCATGCCTTCCCCGCCCAACTCTCACGCACAGGCAAGCCGATGCTGAAGCTCGACGCCAACGCCATCCTGCAGACCATCGAAGCTCTGAAGCTGAGCTTCCCGGAGCTGCTCGACGACGAGGAGTCATGGCTGCTGACATTGCAGAGCGAAACGGACCTGACAGAGCTTCTGCGCAAGCTCGAACGTGCCCGGCAGGAAGCGGCATGCAACTCCGATGCCCTGAACCAGAACATCAAGGACTTGAAGTTGCGGCAGTATCGTTTCGACAAACGGCAGGAGGCCATGCGCGCATTGGCAATGAAGCTGCTGTACGCGGCGGACGTTGAGAAGATGATGCTGCCGGAGGCAACGTACTCAATGAGAACCGTGCCGCCGTCTGTAATCATTCTCGATGAAAACCAGCTACCAGATGCAGCATGCCGGTTCAAACGCGAACCGGACAAGGTTGCAATAAAACAAATGCTCGAGGTTGGAGACGTGCCGGGAGCCACGCTCAGCAATGGAAGTCGAACGCTCTCAATCAGGATCAAGTAAGGAGCAGACATGGACGACCTATCTGAAATCTTTCCAAGCAATACACTCAAAGCGGCAGACTTAAAGGGCCGCAAGGTAAAGCTTTGTATCGCAACCGCGACACCAAAGCAGTTCAATAACGGCGACAACAAAGTCCTCATCACCTTCCAGAATACCAAGAAGGAATTTGTCTGCAATCAGACCAACGCTAAGAAAATCGGATGGCGTTATGGCCCGAAAATCAGCGGCTGGACTGGCAAGGAAATCATCCTCTACGCCGAGCTCAAGAACTTTCAAGGCAAGATGGTTGAGGGGCTGAGCGTGATGCTGCCTGATCTGCCGGAAGATACGTCAGAAGCTTTTCCAGTACAGCAAGGTAACGTCGTGACGCAACAGCACAGCGGTGTTGTAACGTCCACAACCGACCGTCACCCGAACGCGCCCGGCAACAACGAGCTGGACGATCCGATTCCGTTTTGATGCGGCGGCTTGGCGGCCCTGTCCTGCGTGAGTCGTGTCCGCAGGGCGGGGCCGTCAGGGGGTGAGCGTCGTGCCGTTGCCGCCAGCGATCGCCTACAACGCCAGAAAGTAAGCGAACGCTTTCATCACTAGCTGAGGGTTAACGGCAACTCCTGAGAAATCAACAGCAACTTAGTCAATGACGATCCACTACCACGGAACCCCAATCACGCCGATGACTGCACTCTATGAACTCGCTGGTCGCTCTTTCTGCGTGTCATTCGCCGCACCAGAAGATGTTCGGCGCTGCCACCTCATTGGACAGTCCGTGATGCTGGACAATGGCGCATTCTCCCTATGGAAGGCGGGAAAGCCGACGAACTGGCCTGGATACTACGAATGGGCGGAGGAATGGCTTGCCTACCCGACGACCTGGGCAGTCATTCCAGACCACATAGACGCGGGCGCGGAGGCACAGGACGCGTTAATTCGGCAATGGCCATTTGGCCTGCGGGGTGCCCCCGTTTGGCACATGGACGAGCCCATAGACCGCCTTGTGAGGCTATCCGGCGAGTGGTCGAAGGTCTGCGTCGGGTCGACATCTGTCTATGCCGAGGTGATGTCGGAGAACTGGTGCCGGCGCATGGACGATGCCTGGGACGCCGTCGCGAAACAGCATCACATGCTGCCATGGGTCCACATGCTTCGCGGGATGCAATGCAGCGGCGAGCGCTGGCCATTCGCATCCGTTGACAGCACCGACATCGCCAGGAACCACAACCGCCCTCAGAACACTCCGCGCAAGATGGCCGACCGATGGGACGCCGTTCAATGTCAGGCAACGTGGCGCGTATCGGCCAAGCAACTGGAAATGATATGAATTACGCCGTAAAAGAGATCTTCTATACTCTACAGGGCGAAGGCGCCCATGCAGGCCGCCCTGCGGTTTTCGTGCGCTTTGCTGGCTGCAATCTCTGGTCTGGAAGAGAAGCCGATCGATCGACCGCCGCCTGTCGCTTCTGCGATACAGACTTTATCGGTGGCAAGCGTCTGACGGCGCGCGAGATTGCCGCCAAGGCCGAGCAACTATTCCCATCCCAACGCAGTAGGTTTGTGGTCTTCACTGGCGGAGAGCCAGCTCTGCAGCTTGATAAGGATCTTCTCTATGAATTTCGCAATCGATCGTTCTTTACGGCCATCGAGACCAATGGAACCGTTCCGCTAAAAGCGAACCCAGACTGGATCACGGTCAGCCCAAAGACGCGAACGCTTCAGGTGGCGGACGGAGACGAACTTAAACTGGTCATGCCGCAGACTGATTTGAACCCGGCAGACTTTGAAGCGCTCCCGTTTCATCGCTTCTACGTTCAGCCGAAATGGGAATGGGGCTGGTGGAGGCGCCGCCGCAACCTCAGCAGCGCTATGGCCTTATGCTGCCGCCGCCCACAATGGCGACTTTCCCAGCAGAACCACAAGCGATGGGGAATTGCATGATCCTCGTCGGCGCGAGAGCTCAATTCTGCGCTGGGCATAAGCTGCCACAGCACGGCGATATACACGGCCATTCCTATGAGGTCTGGGCCTACGTCAAAGAGGGGCCATGCGTGGAAGAACTACAACGGAAACTGCAATCAGTTTGCAAAAGGCTAGACCACAAGATGCTCAACGACATCCTCTCTCCCCCGACCATGGAAAAGATCGCTGAGTTTGTAGCCGCGAACCTTGCGGGCGCAGAGAACGTGATTGTCAGAAGACCGCTTGAGGGGCTGACCTGCGAATGGTCGGCGCCTTAACCTCTCCCAAAGAAACTAATGAGTGAAACCAAGGAGCAAATAGTTATGGTCGATCGTGTCGAGGAAATCGGAGGCATCATAGCGCGTGTCGAGATCGCGCTGAACTCGGCCCTCAACATGGTCGAGGGCGACGGCCTGCCGCCCGATTGGGACTATCTCCGATTGGTTAGATCGCAGTTGCCGAGGCTGCAGGAGCTAACTTGCGCACAACGCGAAGAGTCAAAAGGCTAGATAAAACAAAGGGGCAATAGTCAAGTCAGTCATGGCCAAAATCGAGACCATAGCCGAAGGCGTCACGCTCTACCTTGGCGACTGCCGGGAGATATTGCCGACGCTCGGCAAGGTCGATGCGATTGTGACCGATCCGCCATATGGGATTGAGTTGAAGGACCAAAAAAAGAGCGATGGAGCCCACGGAGGTCGCCGCGAGATCAAAATTGCCCCTTGGGAGAAGATGAAGCCGAGAGACGGCGTTTTCGATTTATTTCTCTATACGGCGCCTTATGTTGTCGTGTGGGGCGGCAATTATTTTGCCAACTGCCTCCCGCCCAAAAGCAAGTGGCTTGTATGGGATAAGGGGCAGCGCATCAACCAATCTGATGGGGAACTTGCTTGGACAAACATTGATGGCGCGCTACGGATTTTTACACTTAACCGCGCCGCCCTAGCTGTTGATGGCGTCGAGCACACAACCCAAAAGCCTATAGAGCTTATGAAATGGACAATCGGCCAGCTTCCAAGTGAATGCAATCTAATCTGTGACCCATTCATGGGCTCTGGAACGACAGGCGTAGCAGCAGTGAAAATGGGGCGAAAGTTTTACGGCATCGAGATCGAACAGAAATACTTCGATATCGCCTGCAAGCGGATCGATGAGGCGGTGCGGACGCCGGACATGTTTATTGAGCGTCCAAAGCCGCAGCCCAAACCACCAGACATGTTCTCGCCTTAGTTACTTCTCTTGCGCTCAAGAGAAAGACTCCTGAAATCAAAGGCCCCGTAGTGACCGCCTACTACAACGAGATAGACCCCTATGCCGCACAATGGCTCCGCAACCTCATCGCAGCCGGGCACATCGCACCAGGCGACGTTGACGAGCGATCGATCGTCAATGTCCGAGCCGACGAACTCGCTGGCTACACCCAGTGCCACTTCTTCGCTGGCATCGGCGGATGGTCACTCGCCCTCAGACTTGCCGGATGGGACGACGATCGACATGTTTGGACAGGCTCCTGCCCCTGCCAGCCGTTCAGCGCCGCCGGCAAAGGCCAGGCGGCCGATGACGAACGCCATCTGTGGCCTTCGTGGCTACCTCTCATCGCCGAGTGCCGCCCTCCAGTCGTCTTTGGAGAGCAAGTTGAGGCGGCAGTTGGATGGGGCTGGGTCGACGCTGTTTTCTCTGACCTGGAACAGGAAGGCTACGCCTGCGGGACGGCCGTACTTCCAGCTTGCGGCGTCGGCGCCCCGCACATCAGACAGCGATTGTGGTTCGTGGCTAACTCCGACAGCAAACCAATACGAGGCCGACCCGGAGGTGACGGAAGCCAGACGCCAGAAGTTCGCCAAATTGCGAAACAACGGGAACGGCTTTGGGCTAACGACAGCACAGACAGCGCAACTAGCGAGTTGGCCGACGCCTGTAAGCAACGACGCGACGGGGAGTACCCACTGTTACGTCGGCGGGGACCACAACAAGATTGCCCTGAAATTGCCAGGCGCGGCACGGCTTGCGAGTTGGCCGACGCCGCGGGCGGAAGAGAGGCAGCAGCACAACAGCCGCGACGGCTACGTGGCGTTGAGCAAAGCGGTTTACCTAGCGAGCTGGATCACGCCACAGGCGAAGGACTTTCGGAGCGGCCAGGGCGAGCGCTACGAGGAAGGGAAGCACGCAGTATCATTGAACGATCAGGCGACCCTCACCCTTCGTGGTCCGCAATCGACTGGCTCCCCTGCACAGACGGAAAAGCGCGGCCAGTTGAACCCGGCACATTCCCGCTGGCTCATGGGGTACCCGGCCGAGTGGGACGCTTGCGCGCCTACGGCAACGCGATCGTCCCGCAAGTCGCGGCAGAGTTCATCAAAGCGTTAGCTCAAGCAGAAGAGAAAGACGTTTGAGATCAACGAGGGAATCGTCATGAGGATGACTGTCGTGATGAGCGATGAACAGCGATTTGACTCCGGAAGTTGGTGGGCGGTCGCGCCTGAGTTAGTTCTTGAAACTCTCCGCTGTCAGCTCAAGGCGGCTTCGGTCGTGTGGCCTGAACTGGACAAATACGAAATTGCGGAGCGCACACTAGCGCAAGCACAAGACAAACACGACTGAGATCAAGAGGCCCGTAGTGACCGTTCCCACCTACGGAGCGGTCGTGCAGGCGCACATCACAGACCTCGAGCAAGGGCTGAAGGCGCACACGATCGCGCATTAGTTAACCGTAAACTGGTGAACGAGCGAATTCAACGGGCCGCTAGTGACTGCATAGGCAGCGAGCCGCCTGGGGCCGCACAGAGAGGAGAAGGCTAGTTACATGCCACCGGACCACATCAATATTAATCATCCCGAGCGGCTCGAGATTTATAACGAGAGCTATCGGGGACTGATGGAGAAGCGCAAGCTGGAGCTTGAGGTCAAGCAATTGACAGAATGGCTCGAGATTGCCTGCCGTGATCTTGAGGCGATCTTCACCCGTATCGAGCGAGGCGAAACATCCGAGCTCCACTATCCAGATGGCAGGGTCTTCGTGATCCGCGGTGAGGAACGGCATTAGTGTGGTCACAAGAGAGAATGCACATGGATCAAGGTGCACTTAGTTATAGCTGCACAGAGTGCGGGCGCCCGTGCATTCACGAATTGCACTCAATGGATTGGGCATATTGGGAGCGGTACAAGGACGGCTCCTTTATCTGCCCTACATGTCGCGGAGTCGATCCGGAAGAAGAGCACAGGAAGCTTCTCGCTCTGCCAAGAGATGGCCGGCCTAGGTGGCAGCGAAAGCCAAAGCCTTAAATCATTAAGCAATCGAGAACTGGAAGACGAGAGATAACAAGGAGGCCATAGTGGGAACGGCGCTTCAAAAGGACATTGACGGACGCGAGATCGATCATCGCAGTCGTTCACATCACAGGAACGCAGAATGGAGCTAATGATGACTTACGACAAGGTTGAAGAAAAGCTCATCGATTGGTTCAATGCGGCCGGCGCGATGGTGATCACGGGGCCTGCGAATACCAATTGGCTGATGGCTGATGATCAGGAATATTGCCTGACCGAATTGGCCAAGGAAATCGCTAACGGCGAGCATGCAAAGCATGGCCCCTTCAGCGCAGTAGAATCAGAAAAATTGTATAATCGCATTGACGGCGAGGATATCGCTGAGGTGCTCCGCGAGCGCGCCAGGGAAGGCCTTGTATTTGATCAGGACATGGATGACGGCGCCGATGAGATCGATCGGCTACGGACGGCACTTCATCAGATCAAGCACATCTGCAGTATCAAAATGCTGGGAACCATGGATAACCATCAGGCGAGAAAAGAAGCGCATGAGATGGCGATAGCCGCTCTTAGTAGACAATGACCTATACACAGAAAGCCGAAACTGTATATAGCGCGGACGCATCAATCTTTATCTGATGTTCGATTGAACCGCGCGGCCAATTCATCGAGTCGCCGGCCCTGCGCCACCATGCGCTGATCCATTGCGGTCAGGCGTTCGTCCTGCCGGCCCTGCGCGATCAGGACATCAACGAGCTTCTTGGTCTCGTACTCCAGACTCAGCATGCGTTCCGACAAGGCATCGACGCGGCCACGGATCGTCCATACAAATCCAATACCGCCACCTCCTAATACGATGATGGTCAGGAAGTGGCCGAAGTTGATGGACCAGTCGAAGGTTGGCATCGACATTCCGTTCAGAAATAAAAGTTCATCCCAGCCCGGTAGCCCTTGCCGAGCTTCTGACTGGTGCCGAGCACGCTGAAGCCATCCTGCGACGGATTGAACTCAAAGAACGTATCAGTCGTCAGGCAGCTTGTCGCCGTGGTGCAGTACTGCTGCAGAATGCCGGCTGCCAGAAAGCCCTTGGCCGAAATGTTGTGCTTGGTCACCCCAACCACATCGGCCCTGGCATCCTGTTCACGCACGCCGCCACCGATCCACGGATGAGCTCCGCCGATGGCTGAACCGATCGCCGGAAGCGCTGGCATCTGAATCCCGGCCGGCAGCCACTGCAGCACGTTGGTGATCGGGCCACCAAACTTGATCATCTGCTCGCACGACCACTTCGATGTGATCGCACCAACGATGTTGGAGCCGCCGACGTTGTGGTAGGCGCACGAGCCCTGCAGAGCCCCGAAGGTGCTCCTGGTGGCATTGGCCCATTGATAGCCGACCACGGCGTTGAGCGCGCCACCGGTCGTGTTGACGTTGCCAAGGGCTGTCTGGGCGTCGTCCATCTCGGCAAACGTGCCGATGCCCTTGTACCAGCCATTGCCGGAATAGCCGAGCACGAACGGCACGGGCGGTGCCTTGAGCGGCATGTCGGCCGCAAAAGCAGACGTGGTCAGAGCAAGAAGTGCCAGAAGTGCCTTCATGAAAGCCTCCTATTTAGGATTCACGGTTACGTTATCAGGAGCAGCCGCCGCCATGGCTGCCGATCCTGGGTCTTTGGGATCGAGAATGATTTTGGCCGTGGGCACGGCCGTGGCCGTGACGGCGATGAGGTTCGACTTGCGATTGATGTAGGCACCCCAAGCCGCGGAGAGCCCAGAACCCCCTATGACGAGAAGGTCTGGGACGATGGAAGAGTCGAAGCCTGGAATCCGGTTGCCGTACTTCATGATGAAATACGTGGCGTAGATGGTGAGCACACGCTCGAGAGAAGCCTTCAGTTGCGGGTCCATCGGTGTTCCTCTCAGTAACAGATCAGCGAGCCACCCCACCAAAAGTGGCAGGTCACAAAGCCAATTAGCAGCCCGACGATGAGCGGCAGGGGCGGCCACGCCTTGGTGAGGTCCCAGGTGTAGCGGGACAACGTCGTCTTGCCGTTCGCGAGCGCATAGCCCTCGAACGCGATGAACGACACCACGATGATGGCTAGCCAGAATGTCCAGATCCAGTTCATGACGGCAGGATCGTAGTGTGATCAGTCTGGACCAACGCACCGTCAAGCGATTGCTGTAGCTTGGTGCTCAATTGTCACAGTGCGATGCAGCCAGCCCTTGCCGTACTTCCAGAACAGTTTCAGGCTGCGGTAATAGGCTGTGCGCCTGTCCGAAAAGTTCTTGATAACCCATTTCGGATCGGCACGATTGAGCGCCGCCATGGTGACGATACCGATATGGCCGTCCGCATTCACGCCCAGGGCTCGCTGGAGTAACAGCGTGGCCTCGTGTGGACCGGCGTTTACGGCCTCATCGAAGTACACCAGATCGACGCCGGACGGCATCTGCGGACAGTACGGCAGCCAATAGCTCTTGTGGTAAATGTCGGCTACCTCGTTATCAGATGCCTTCCAGACATCTTGCATTGGCAGGCTCAGAAGTTGCCGGTACGCATTGTATTCGCGCTGAATGATGCCACGTGAGGTACGCCCGCCCGGATCGTCCGGGTCGTCATCGTTGCCACCTTCTTGTTCGAGGATGGCTTTCAGGCAGACCGGCCAGTTTGCTTCCATGGCCGGAAGGTGGCAGCATGAGCGATTGCCGCAAACGCACTGAGGGTCACCATGCTGACGGTAATTGTGTTCGCATCCGGGTTTCTTGCCGGCGTGATCGTCGGTGGGCTGACGATCTGGTTCCGATGCGTCGAGCCCACGCTGAACATCATGTGCCAGGACACCAATAGGTCCACTTGAAGTTTGCTGTATTGGCGAAGTTGACTACGAGAGTTGTCGTGGTTGAGACAGCAGTGGTCGTCAATGGCGAGCTGATCCCCATCGCAACGCAGCTCGGTGCAACGGCGTATGCCTGCGCGAAGGTCAGGGTGCAGGTTGTATGTGCCGTTGTCTGTCCCGTGATAGTTCCAGATCGATCCGTCGCACCAGTAGTGACCTGCCCAGCTCCGTTACACCCGGCCGTCAGGGTTGGCGCAACACCGACATAGCTGGTATGGCCATTGACCAAGTTCTCCGCCAGGAAGAACGGCGAGGCGTTCGCCACATTGGTAGTCAGCCCACGAAACGTATTGCCAGCCGCCATGCCTTTGACGGCGTTGCCAGTGACGTTGATGCCAGTCGGTGTACCGCCGCCAGTTGCAAAGACGTTGCCAGTGATGGTGATCGCACCATCGCCAAGCGATGCACCATTGGGAAGTATTATTGCCGACGAATTATTCGGATAGAACGTATTCCCCTGAATCGACATATCCTGAAGGAATGCCGTAGCCCCATTGACAACAATACCGCTTGGTGTGCCGCCACCAAAGTCATTGCCAACGATTTGTATTGTCTGAACAGTCGTAGAAGTTCCTTTGTCAAAGATAATGCCGGCATTGTCGCTCTGCTCAAAGCTACTTCCAGTAATGAAGATGTCGCCCAGCAATGTTCCGTTGTTCTGCTGAACGTGAAGTCCTACATTGCAGAAATGCACCATGCTGCTCGCGATGACAAGATTGCCACCGCTTTGCAACGTGATACACGACTGGCGAACCGAGGCAGTCTGGAAAAGTGCGAACTCGGAATTGGAAATGAAATATTGACCGGAAAGCGGTGAGTTGGCGTTGCCGAGAACAATACCATTGTTGATGGCATTGATCATTGTAGCCTTGTCGATCCGAAGATTCTGACAATTGGTACAGGCAACCTGAGTATTGCCGCCAATCCAATACAGATCGTCAAGAACGCTGCCATAATTCTGCGTCGACCCGGTGATGCTGAGAAACGTGTTTGAGATGCCGGCAATGGTCGAGCCCCACATGGCGAATGAGGACAGCCGCACCGGATTGTTGGTGTTGATGGAAATTTCAGTGATGGAAGGATTGAGCGGATAGAGAATACTGGACTGCCTACCATGTCCCCAAACCGTCAACGCATTGGTAACGTTCAGCGTCGACCCGAACGCATAAGCTCCCTGATTTAACATGCAGGTTTCAGCAGAACTCTGGCATCGATTGATCCAGTTCTGCAGCGCAGTCGCATTGTCTGTGCCGTAGACGACTTGTGCATTCGCACCAAGCGCGGCGGTGGTCAGCGTGGTGCCGGCGTTCGGACTGACAGTGACCTGCGTGCCGCTAGTGAAGACGGTGATGGTTCCAAAATACTGGGAACTAGCTGCGGCAGCCCCGTCAACCCGGATGATCTTGCCAACATCGGCAGAGGTAAATGTTGCCGCGGTGACCGTCAGAGCGCCCGTTCCGGTAGTGATACTGACAGTACCGGTAGAGATGGCAGTTCCATCCGCCACGCCACCAAAGTCACTCAGATGAACGTGCTGCTGCTTGGCCCATGCATCAAGCGTTTGCTGGACCGCGCCGGTGCCGGTCTGCGTGAAAGTCGGATTGAGCGGCGACTTCTCGGCCGTGAACTTGGAGGATCCGTCCGACGTGAAGCACGCGATATAGAACGGACTGTCCGCAACAATGCTGGTGCCGCCACTGATCGTATCGGCTCCGGTACGCACAACCGTAAGCGTGTTGGTAGCATTCACGCCACCAAACGCATCGTAAACGCAGATCGACTTACCGCTTGTGATGGTCGATGCAGCCGGCAATGTCCATGTACGCGGTGCAGTGAATGCCGCATTGGTGACGATCGTATAGTCGGTCGACAGAATCGTGTAGTCGGCATTGCCGCGTATCGTCAGTCCGAATAGAGTGGCAGTCAGCCTTGCAAACGGAATGGCCTGGCCAAAGCCGGATTGTGATGATGGATTCCCCATTACGGTCTGAGGCGGGAAAACAAGCCCGACAAATGGGGCCTGTGACATTGCTACTGGCGCAATGGTCAGGAATGTAAGGCAGAGCGTGGCTAAAACAGCGAGAATGCGTTTCATAGTATCCCTCATGATGTTTCTCATAGACAAATATATGTAATGGCGTAGGTATTTCCGGCCCCGAGCGCTACGCCATTATTGAACCATGAGATACTGATGTCAGGCGCAGTCGTGCTGGCCGTAAAGAAGGCATGCACGCCTGCAGCTAAATTCCAGGCCGTACTGGAATCAGCCAGGCCGGCGATGCAAAAAGCAGAACCGCCAGTCGAGCCGCTCAGATTGCTAGCTAGGCTGACATGGACCACGCCAAGGGCTGCTGCTCCCGCCTGAGCCGTGAGGAGGACAACCCCGGACTTATCACCGGAACCGGCAAGCATTGCAGCAGTTCCGGCGCCTCCAAGTCCGGTCGGGGCCGTCACAACCGGGCATAGGGCGGCCCCACCCACACATACCTTGCCGGCATTTCTGTAGTATTGTGAGGTCGGCCCAACCGTACCAAGCAACGAGCCGGGCAATGGCGTATCATTTTGCTCTGTATCGATCATCCCGCCAAGGGCGAGCGAATACCGTGCGCCCGTAAGAGTGCCGACCCAAGTCGTGGCATTCGCCACAACGACCGTGCTGTTGTCGATTGCATTCAGCAAAGTGCCGATCGTTGGATTGCCGCTGATCGTGATCGTGCCGCCACTGAAAATAATCTGGCTGGCGCTGCTTGCGGAAAATCCATTGGTGGAATTACCGGAAACCGTCAGGCTGCCGGAAATAACAACCGTAGCTGCGTTGGTTGCGCGAACATGGGCAAAGGACGTGCCGGTTGAACCTAGAACAACGTCGGTAAACGTCAG